CGTGTACCAGCCATTGCAGCCGCTGCCGCAATGCCTTGGTAAGGACTTAACTGAGCTTGTTGTATTGCATTAGTTTGGTCCTGCTGCATTTGCTGTCTTTGTATGTCATAGACACTAGGACCAAATAAACTCATTTGTTGTTGTGCCATTACTGTTCCTTAAGGTAAACCAAGTATTTTAGAACCAGCATTAATTAACTTTGAGTAGTCAATACCGTTAGGTCCCAATAACTGGTTAGCTACGTTAGACGTACCAAGCGTTTGAGCAAGTAAAGCAGCCTTTTGAGCATCTAGATTCTCTTGAATACCACGGGCTTGTGCATTACCAACCTGTGTTAGACCTTGAGAGAATAGATTTAGCGGTGCTGTGATACCAGTCATAGCAGGTTGCATATAAGCATTAGTTTGTGCAACCCTACCAGCCTGAGACAACTGACCTAACTGACCAGATAACTGAGCTTGTTGTAGTGCTTGTTGACTAATCTGCTGTAGTGGTGCATAGGCTTGCTGTGCTTGGCTTAACAGTGTACCACGTTCACCTAATGCAAGGTTTCTAGACTGTACTTCTCTTTCTAGTTGTTGTCTTGCCAGTGCTTGTTCCAAAGCAGTTAACTCAGGTGCTGCTGTGCTTACTTGTTTACCTGCTACATCAAGACCAGAGCCAAGTAAACCTAACCTACCTTGCTGACGCATACGCTCTTCAGTGGCTAGACGCTGACGCTGTGCTTCAGGTGCGGACAATGCAGCTAGTTTATTGTAGTAATCCTTGCTGAGTTGATCTACGTTAGTCATCTCAGCAGCCTGTGCAGACTGAATAGCAGCTCTACCTAGGGGAGCCATCAGCATCTGAGCTGTGTCAGTAAGGTTACTCTCTAGTTGTCCTGTCTGTGGATTAACTTTTGTATTTACTAAGTTAGTGGATACACCATAGGGTGTGAAGTCACCAACCATCTTTGATGCACGTTCACCGATGTTAGCTAATGCTGTACCAGCACCTAAACCTACATCACGATAAGTATTGAATAATCTTGTTGATAATGCATCGTAGTCGTCTTGGCTTATCTGTCCTTGTTTACGTAGCTTATCAGCAGCATCTTGAATTAAGGATAAGTTAACACCAGAATTAACAAGACTACCAAGTGTTTTAGGATCTAATAAAGCTTTAGCTGCATCACTTGCTGGTTTAATTGCGTTAGCTGCGTCACTTAATAGATTACTACCTACAGTAGCCCCTGTGCCGATAGTTGCTCCAGTGGTTATAGTACCGCCCCCACCAACAACATTACCAGCAGAGGTAACAGCACCTGTTGCGGCTGCGTCTGCGGCTGCTGCTGTCCCAGCTGCTACAGCATCTGCTACTGATAGACCAGCTGCTACATTACCAGAAGCAACATCAGCAGCAATAGATGCTAATTCAGCACTACCTGTAGATGCTAATGTAGATGCATAAGCTGAAGTTGCTGCTTGTGAAGCTGCTTCACCGCCTAATAAACCAGTAGCAGTTGTACCAGCGGCTGTAGTACCTCCAGGAACAGCAGAGCTTAATAGTCCACTTGAAGAACCAGCAGCAGTACCACCAGCAGCACCAGCGGTTGTTCCACCAGCAGCAGTACCACCTACAGGTGCAGCAGTGCTACCAGCAGCTTCAGCACCACTGAACAAAGAACTTATCTCAGGTAGACTACTTAGTCCAATAGCACCGCCAACAATGCCTAGTGCTTGTAACCAGCCTCGACCTTCAGAAGTATTAGGATCAGCAAGTCTTGTCGTTGTTGGTGTACCATAAGCATCATACCGTTGAACAACAATCTTATCGCCTTGTCGTCCGATAGCCTTCTCAACAGTGATGTCTTCGCCTTTGTCTAACTGACGGATATTACCTTCAGTACCAAAGTTTCGTTGTACATCACCAGTAAGAACAGTACCCATAGGTACACCAGCATTTAAGAAATACTGATGAACTTGATCTACAGGAATACCTGTGATGTTGGCTAAATCATTAGCAGTTGCTCCAAACCTCTGTGCAGCTTGTCTAATTGCTTCAGGGTTTCCTACATTACCTGCAATGACATTAAGAACTCCTAGCTTCTGTTCAGGAGTTAAGTTCATAGTGGTAGCCATTAGTGATTCCTATCAAAAATGATCATACTGTTCTTCCAGTTTTGAAGAATACATCCATCTGTTGTATGGACAGTACATCAGCACTTACGTTAGCTTCGATACCTACTTGGAACACTCTACCATCGTTGCTAAGTTGTGCTTTAAGTAGGTTGATTGATTTAGTTGTACTGAAGTATTCAGCAATGTTAAACTCAGACACATTGTATTCTGATTGTGTTGTGCTTGGTATTACAGCTAACTCAGCACTTTGATAGTTAGAAGTGTAGTCTGTACCCCATTTAAGGAATACTTGAGTCTGCGAACCACCAATAACTAACATAGATAGTTTCTTAAGTATCTTCAGTATTGATGCGTTACCAGCATCTAAGTGAGAGGTATAGTACAAGAACCTAATCGTTGTACCATTGTCAGAGTAACTAGCAGCATATTCACCAATGTAACCAGCTCTGCTGATATATAGCTTTCTATCTCTTGTAGACAGTAAAGCCTTTGGAGCTAGTGTCCACGTAGTTACTTTACAGGAACCATCCTGTAGACGTTGTTTGAGATCGAAACAGTAGGAAAGTTCTCTAGTTGGTAAACTAAGTAGATAGAATCCAGACTTCTCATAGAATACTGATTTGATGTTCTCGTTATCTTCGTTGATAGCGATGTCACTGATTAGATCATCCCTAACATTCTTTGATACATCAAACAAAGGTGCTGACTTCTCTTGAATTGTTCTACCGAGGCTACGAACCCCTGTATCACTAAGGAAGAAAATATCTGTTCCGACATCCTGAATGGAGTCTCTAGCAATGCATCCAACACCATCAATAACCTCTACTAAGGTAAGATTAGAAGCTGGATCTGATGCAGCTCCACTATAGATGATAAGAGACTTCTTACAGAATATGATTAGGAAGCCATTAAAGGCTGCTAGGCCAACGATTGAGTCAGTACCGTTAGTGAATACATTCTCAATGTCTAAAGAGCCTGAAGTACCTCCATTCCATTTGTAACCGATCAACGTATCAGACCACCATATCGTAGTCTTGTTCGTTGATGTATCTGCTACCCATAAACGACCATAAGCAGCTAAGACTTCATTAGCTAACTGTACAGTACCTGAATAGCTAGGATGTGCGGACACTAAAGTCCATGTGTTCGCTGTATGATCATAGATCAGTGGGTTATGAGCACGTTGGAAGAAGTATGTATGGTCATTGAAGTTAACTGCTTTCCAGTTCTGTGCTGTCCATGTAGCAGAACCATCATAGACCTGAGTCAGTGTTGTTGTACCTGTGTAGATACGATTATTACCGATAGATACAATCTGTGTTGTACCGTCTTGTTTAACTACTTCATGGAGTAGCGTAGGTTCTGTGCTGTTGTATCCTGCTGATGTATTGACGTTGTCCCAACCACCACGACAAGCAATACGACCAAACTGATCAATAACAGCATTCTCTGCTTTCAGTGCAAAGTCTTTAGTAATAGCTACTGAAGAGTCTTGTGTATTAAGACCAGCAAAGCCAGGAGCTACGATACTAACTGACCGTAACTCAGCAGCCATTATACCCACTCCCAGGTTGTTTCATCACCGTATCGCTCTGCTTCTATAGAGATATAGGATGCTACTGCTTTACGATACAAATCAGCTTGTTGTTCGCTTAGACGACCACCATCTTCACCACGTTCATTGATAGCACGTAGTAAAGCACCTTGAATCACTAACTCTGAAGGGACATACAACACGTCAGTGCTAGCGGACAAATCAGCCTGTGGTACAACACAGTCTACTTTAACAGTCAATGCTGACGTTGGGATAGGCCATAGATCAAGAGTAATAACACCAGTAGATGATGTGCTGTTACCAATAGAAAAATACTGAGGATCTCCATTCACTGATCCTTGAAGGTTAATCCATTCATGCATCTGATTCTGTGTAGCTTGCTGAAGATCTCTCTTCAGTGATGGTATGTAAACTACTAATAACCTAGACCTAGGATTAGTACCAGGGATCTCATAGTTCTGTGTACCATTGACAGTAGTGATTGTCTTAGTGGTACGAAGTACAGACCAGTTCCATGCATCTTCAACTTCACGTTTAGCTTCGTTAACAAAGTCACCTACTAACTTAACATAAGTTGTGTCAGTAACAGAGGCTGCTTCAGTCTCACGAAGCCTACGTAATACACCATTAACACAATCTAAGAATGTAGCCATTTAGATCACCATTTAATTTTATCAGCCCAGAAGGCCGCTGACATCTTCCCTTTAGCAATATTCTTTGCGTGGCGAGCTTTAAAGGCTTTATTCCTAGCAGATCCTTCAGGAGAACCTTTAACACCTTGTTGACCAAAACGAATCGTCTTAACTTGATCACCGTCCTTTGCTACAACAATGTGAGATTTCGTAGGATGTCCTGGTGTTCTTTTAGGTTGATTATATCCAGAGACTCCTGCTCTTTCCAGCCTTGAATCTTTCTTCATTTCTTCTTAGCAGTTTTTGCTGCCTCCTTAAATGCTTTTGCTGTCGGAGCACCTTTAGTGCCTGGTTTTCTCATCTTCTCACCAGAGCCTTCAGCGATACGTTTACGCTTGGCTTGGATGTTAGCGTATAGTCCTTGCTTCATTTCTTCTTCTTAGGCTTTGACATACCAGCCTCTGACAAAGCGATAGCAACTGCTTGTTTACGAGACTTAACTACAGGACCGCCTTTACCGCTATGTAGAGTACCTTCTTTGTACTCCTTCATGACTTTACGTACTTTAGCGGGTTTAGGTTTCATGACGGATAACCCATCTTACGTTCTTTAGCTTTCATAGCCTTGGATTCTTTCTTCTCATGCATCTTCTTAGCCTTCTTTGATGCATACTCTTCCGCTTCTTTCTTTCCTTTGGCGGTGTAAGGAAACTTCTTATTCGCTACCATCGGCATTTTTCTTTCTCCTTCCTAGCATACATTGAACGGTATCTGTTTCGAATATCCTAATTGCAGTCCACACAATCGTTAGCACTGCTGCAATGGCTGGTAATAGCTCTGCTAACGTACCTACCACTGTTAGGATTGATACAGCATCTCCTAATTGCTTGACTTGCTCATCAGCTTGGAGTGCCATGACTATTCACTTAAGGCTGCAATCTGTTGCTGTAGTTGTTGAAGCTGCGCTAACAAATCCTCTTTCGTTGGTGTTATGGGTGTTATTGGTGTGACTACTGGTTCTACGAACATACCATCTACATAGCTCCATCCTGGTCCTGCTTGCGGACAATCAATCCATCCATTCTGTTCAGCAAGTTCAGCATCAGCAACAACAACATTAACAACAACATTGTTTTCTATGATTGCGAATCGGTTGTTCATTTTGATCACCATGAATAAACGCGACAGAAACCAGCACCACCTGTGCCGCCTGTGCCACCTGCTGTTCCTGTAATACCAGCACCACCACCACCACCACCAGCAGCGGTACCACCAGCACCACCAGCACCGCCCAAAGAACTTCCACCACCACCACCAAACCTAAAAGTTACACCGGCTGTTCCTGCTGCCCCACCACCACCAGAAGCACCTGTAATGGACCCACCAGCACCTCCTGTGTAACCACCACCGTCACTTGCTCTAACACCACCACCTCCGCCTCCACCAGCTCCTCCTTGGTAAGAAGACCCGCCCGCAGTTCCTGGTGCTCTTACTTCTGAACCTCCTCCAGCACCGCCACCAAAACCAGCACTATATGTAGCCGCATCAGGCGGAGAACTAGCACCACTTGCTCCACCAAAACCACTAGCATCGCTTGTTGGTGCTCCTGCTGAACTTAGTACACCACCACCAGTACCGCCTCCGTTATAAGTGGCATTACCACCGCCACCTCCTCCATTACCACCAAAACCAGATAAGTAACTACCAAATGTTGTGTTACCACCGGCAGTTCCGCTAGTACCATTAGCAAATCCACCCCCATCAGGACCGCCAGCACCGCCTGTTCCACCAGCACCAATAGTTACTGAGACTGTGGAAGATAAATCACTAGCCTTAAACAATCTAAACGTATAAGAACCTCCTCCACCTCCCCCACCACCTGATCCATTCGCTCCTCCTATAGGCGGCCTAGAACCGCCTCCACCACCACCACCAGCACCCCAACACTCAACCATAACGAAAGTTGTTCCTGCTGGTTTTGTCCATGTACCTGTTGATGAGAATTCACTTAACTTAGGAGCACTTGGATTTGCCGATGATTCCCATGTGGTTCCGTTTGATGTTAAAACATTTCCTGCTGTTCCTGCTGACAATGTTATTAAAGAACCTGAACCATTACCAAGTAAAACACTACCTGCTGTAGCGAACGAAAGACCTGTACCACCGTCAGCGACTGCTAAATCTGAAGCTAGGTTTGCAATCGTACCGCCAGAGAAACCCATATTAGTTATCGTACCGCTTGTAGCAGTTAAGTTAATAACTGTTAGATTGTTCGCAGTACCAGTTAAGTTTGTTACTGTACCAGACGCAGCATCTAACTTTGTACTGATAGCAGTAGCAATGTTGTTGTACTCTGTATCGTGTTCAGTACCTTTAATGATCTTACCTGCTGATCCACTCGGTAGTGAATCTTTTGCAGCAAAGTTAGTTGTCTTCGTATAGTTAGCCATGAAAGTCAATCCTCTTTGGTATTCTTAACCTTTTGGACCTTTTCAGTTTTCTTTTCTTGTTCTTCTTTTACTTCTTCATAATCTGGATGTCTACGCATCTCATTAATATCAAACTCATATTCTACGTTGAGTAAGTTGTTAGACCAAATACATCTGAATGTAGCCATTGTGACCTCTATATAAAAGAGAAGCTGCCTAAGCAGCCTCTCTATAGTGCTTCTAATTAGCTAGGAATGATCAGAGCAATACCAGCATCGTTACGCAGCTCTGCAACACCATACAGCGTGTCAGCAGTGTACAGCGTAGCAAGATACTCTTGCTTGTACTGAGCCTGTGAGCGAACAGCCATCTGCTCTGCAAGGACCAATGCATCCTTGTGGAACATCAAGCAAGCACGAGGAGCACCAGTGGTAGAAGTATAAGCAGTGTCAGCGTTGCTGCTAACAAACACTTTAACACCGTATACATCACCGATCTGACCGTTACGGATGGTGTTGTTACCACCTTGCTCACCAACAAAGGCTTGTTCAGTAAAGCGAGCAAGGCCCATCATGGTGTTACGAGCAACAGGAGGAATAACGAAGTAACGACTATCTTGAGGTACGTTAGCATCGTCAAGACGCTGGATCGTACGACGAATAGCAGCATCAGTCAATGCAGTTGCGTTACCAGCACCAGCACCACCAACGAAGGCTGTAGTACCATCACCACCTATGTAGGCAGTAGTTGTACCGGCCACACTGTAGTCACCCGTAGCACCAGCGGCATGAGAGCCATTAAACAGACGACCAATCTGGATCAGATCAGTATCAACCTGTGCTGAAAGAGCATAACCAGCATCTTCAGTGTAGAAACGACGAAGTGAAGCAAGAGCCTGAACTTCAACGATGTCCTCAATCAAACGTGAGTATTCGTAGTGCTTGTTAATGGTAACCTGCACTTCAGACTCAACGTTAGCCTGAATGGTAACAGCCGTGTTAGCTGCTTTAGCGGCTGCTGAACCACGGGTAGGACTAGGAATATGAAGCGTATCACCTTTCTTACCACGCATCGTCATCTTGTTGACGAGGTTCGCCATAACAAGATTCTTTTTGTAGGAAGCGATGATTTCATCAGACCAAATTTCCCAATATCTAAAAAGATATTCCGACTATCGCATCACAGAAGTCTACTTACTAACTCCTGTGCCTTCTCACTTAGTCTGTGCGGGTCACGCTTCATTGCTTTTAGCTCAGTTATAACAAGCTGTCTTGCTTCATCAGCGACCTGCTTGCCTTTTAAGTTATTCTCCATCCACAGGAGAAATCTGGCTTGTTCATGTTTGATATATAGATGGTTTGCTATGTTTCGTAAGAAAGGACATACTTTACTGTATCCAACAAGTTCCCATGATACAGAATCTTGCCAGTTGTCATTCTTACTTTCACGGTA